AGGAAAAGATGTTAGGGAAGTTGGCTTTATAGACCACCCTACTATTAAAATGGCAGGAGCAAGCCCTGATGGGTTAGTTGGTTTAAACGGCTTAATTGAAATTAAATGCCCACAGCCTATGACACACACAGAAACATTACAAACAGGAGTTATTGCTAAAAAATATATACACCAAATGCAATGGCAAATGGCTTGTGTAGGAAAAGATTGGTGCGACTTTGTATCTTACCACCCTGACTTTCCTAAAGAATACCAACTTTTTATCAAGAGAGTTGAAAGAGATAATGACTTAATAAGTCGTTGTGAAGGAGATATACAGGAATTTTTAACATCAGTTGAAGATATAATTAAATCAATTAAGGAGAATAACTAATGGCAACAGTAGGAATTTCAGCAAGTATAGATGTAAGTAAGATAGATAAAACTAAATTAATTAAGGGAGAAAAAGGTACTTATTTAAATATTACTGCTTTTGTTAATTTAGATGAAAAAGACCAATATGATAACAATGGTATGATTACACAATCAGTTACAGCAGACGAAAGAGAAGCTGGTACAAGAGGTGTTATATTGGGTAACAGTAGAGTGTTTTATACTGGAGAAAGTTCAAAGCCAGAATCAAGCTCTAAAAAAGAAGTTGTTGTAGAAGAAGAAGCAGATTTGCCATTCTAAATAGGGTAGAAAAAAGGGGGTTTAAACACCCCCCTATTTCTTAATAATTATTTGTTCATTACATACATTGTTACTTCGAAACCGAAACGCATTTCAGTAGCAGATGGTGTTGTCCACATAATAAGTGTCCTTTAGTTAGTTGATAAAATAGTATTTTAACTTATAATCTAACTAAATTATATATAAAATGTATGATTAACAAGTAGTGAAAATTATTAAACTTAATGGAGAAAAACATGACTGATTATTTAGTAAATCCAAAGCATTATAAGTCTGATAAAGGCTTAGAGTGTATTGACTGCATTGAAGGGGTAGTAGAAGAGCTTACAGGAATTGAGGCTACTGATACAGGAAATATTATAAAATATATATGGCGTTGGAAAAATAAAGATGGAGTCAATGACCTTAAAAAAGCTCAATGGTATATAAATCATTTGATTGCTCATGTAGAAAACGATACAGAAAAACTAAAAACTATGGAAGAAATTTTAATTGATAAGCAATTAGATGAATTGCATGACGAAGATTAATTTAAGAAAAGCACATCTTTGTAATGTGTGTAATAAATATGCTTGTTACCATGATGGGAAACTATGGTGGTGTAGTTTAGAAACAAGCATGGGTAGTTTTAATATGACTGGTGTTTGTAAAAATAAGGATAAAAATGATAAGTTGCCCAAAGTGTAAAGATGTAGAAATGATAGGGGGTGGTGACCATGACAATGATGATGATGACCAATATTTAATTATGAGTAATTTTATTTGCCCTGATTGTGACACAATGGTATATGTAAATTGGAGTAAAAAAAATGACAAAGGGTAAAGAGATACTAAAGAAAAATAAAGAAGAGCTACAAGACCATAAGTGGATTTGGGAAGGGTATCATTACACTATGACATACAACAAAAAAGAATTTTATGTTGTTCATGAATCAACAGGAAGAGTTATTACTAAAGGAAAATTTCAGGAGTAATTTATGTTGGCTGAAGGTTTGTTTATACTAACTGTAAGTTTAAGCGGTAATTATAATGATTTAGAGTTTGTTGGGTATTTTAATGACTGCCCTTCAGCAATGGTTTACTATGATGAACATTGTAATCAATACAAAGCAGCAAGCTGCCTACTAAAAGAATACAGCATGATACCAAAAAATCATGTAGACCCTAGTCCTTTTGATTTTGATACTATTAAAGAAGGGCAGAGTTGTGGTTTTGTTGGAGTAGATACAAGAACTTTTACAGGAGAAAGTAATGAGTAAAGGAAGCAGTCGCAGACCAACAGACAATAAAAAGTTTGTTGATAATTACGATAGGATTTTTAACAACAAAAATAAGGACAAAAATGGCGATATCACCAACACAACGAACATTAAAAAGGCTTCGAGAAAAAGAAGAATATCCTCTCGTAACAATAGTAGAAAGATGGAACGCATTTGCAAAGATTAGACAAGACCTTTTTGGCATTATAGATATATTAGCAATAGATACAAAAGGAAACACAGTTGGATTACAAGTAACGAGTTATAGTAACATTTCGGCAAGAATTAAGAAGATGGAAAATAGTGATGCTATCAGCCATCTGCGTGATGCAAATTGGAAATTAATCGTTGAGGGATGGCACAAGAAGGATGGAAAGTGGGTCAGTAGAATTGTTGATATAAGTTAAGGAGATTATTATGGGAATAAAAATAAGTCATTATACTAACGAAGAGCTTGTAGTCTTTGAAGAAAGAGCTAAAGATTTTATAAAAAGAAAGCCAGAAGCAAGTAGAAAAAAAGTTTCAGAATATGCTGGAGTTAGTTTAACTGTATTAGAAAGACTAGAAAAAAATGGTGCGTTTAAACTACCTAAACCTATGACATCTAAACAAATTAGAAAAACAAATAAAGATTGGACGAGTTTTTGAGAATATCTAGGCTTACAGTTATATTAGAAGATTGGTCTAAATGGATGAAAAAAGATTCACATAGGTTAGGCTATCCTAATAAAACATCTTATCTTTCTAGTGGTGGAGAATCTACCTCTGATGTGTTTGAGGAAATGCTAGGAGAAGCTGATAATAATAATGTAAAAATAGTTAATGCTTGTATAGATAGTTTATCTATAGACCAAAAAAAAGCTATTTACTACAAATGGCTAGGTGGAAACAAACCTATGTTTTATGAAAGACATTTAGATTTAGCAATGGACAATCTTTTAACTATTGCAGGAAGAAGAATATATGCCTAATAGGTAGGGTTACCCCTTAACTAATCAATTTAAAACGCACCACGAAGCTTGTGCGGACTTCAGACAAGTTGTTTAAACTACTTAATCGTCTAAATCTTGGATATTCATGTAAATACTATCTACTATTAGTTCTATAGAGCTTCCATCAGATAAAGAAATAATCATTTCAGAATCGCCACCAACTACTTCTACATTGTCAATAGTTTTATCTAGCATATGTAGTGCGATTAAATTAACATCCATTTCTATTTTCCTTATATGGGCAAAGCCGAGTCTGACTTTTTTGTTTTTATTGGTTTGTTTAGTTTGCTCCACTTGCCACAGTCCTGACATTGGATTCTTTGCCATACTTTTTTCAGAGCTAATGATGTTCCCCTTTTTTGTAAATGATTACCACCACAATTAGGGCATACTACCCCTTCGGATAATATGTTGTGATTAGGGTGAATGTTAATCCAACCCTTTAATCTATCATAAACTTCTTCTGTTAATTTTACATCATTAATATTATATCTTTTCATCAATTTCCATGCTTTAGGATTTTTAGCCATACACTCAATCCATAATGGCATACCTTGATGAGAAGTCTTTTGTCCTATTCCTAACATTTGGGCAATATAATCTAACTTATTACTAGCAAACTTAAATTTACCTCTAGCAGTATTAATTAAATCTATATCTTTATATGGACTAGGTGGTGGTAACTTGTGAATAAGAAATTCTTTGTTAAGCGTTGGCATATCAAAGCGTTTGCCATTATAAGTAATAATAGCATCAGACTCATCTATGAGCTTATGTATTTCTTTAATCATCTTAATTGGAGTTGTATCGTATACACTAGAAAAGTGTACCTTCTTTTCACCTAACCATTTAGCTGCCCAACATAACACAGTAGAACTTTCTATTAACTGCCCTATACTAATGTTCTGCTGAAACAATCCCCAATGAAATCCTGTATGTGGAGATGTTTCTATATCTAATATAAGTATTTTCATTGTTTAAACTACCTCTTAAATATCTTAGTTAGAGTATAGCATTACTCCATCTTTATTGATACTTATTGCTTGTTTTCTAGGTGTTTCTTCATCTTTGCAAAAAGAGATATGCACCCATCTATCAAACTCCAAGATAACTTGGTCATAAGGAATATTGGAATTAATAATAGCGAATACAATTTCGTTAGGAGTTCCAAACTGACGACAAGTAAAATCTGCAGCCAATCCTTTAATGTGAGAAGATGTTTTTTTACTACCAAGTAATTCATTAAGAGCCAAACAACGATAACCACTGCTAATAAAAATAGGCTTATTATTAAGAAGTTCTCTAACATCTTCCA